CTTCTAACTCCATGCTATAAGAGATATAATCCAACAATCAAAAAATAAGAGGCATAGGTATGAATGATGAGATGTAAGACTATCCAAAAAGGGTGGTCCGCAAGATAGAGAATCCACTCCAATAGAAACACAAACAGAATTGCCACGAGACATGCTTCAAAGAAAACAACATGGAAAGGACCATACTGTAACAGAAAAACAAGATACATATACAATGCGAGTAAGACACAACAAGCGATATCCAAAATACGACTCATCCCGTAACATGGAAAACGCCAGTGATTGATAGATGTCATAAAAAGCACCATAAAGAAAAGACTACTTAGGACATCATGAAAGGTATACGAAACGATAGACGCAATCAAAAAAAAGAAACTGGAATAAAAGAGAATACGAGAACCCTGGTCGCACGAAGAGGTTAGATACATCCTTCTCTTATAAGATAAAATAATTATAGAGTTATAGACTTATAACTCGTTTGTTTAATTCTACCAAAGTAACCCATGGAAAGGAGACATGACACTCCCAAAAAAACTTACAAAAGGATGTCTCAATAGGGAAATTCAATAGAGTCAGTTGACGATACTCTTTGACAAGGTCGCGATAGACGGCCGGGAGAAAGGCCTCGTAATCCGAATAAGGCATCACATACAGTAGCTGCGTGTAGACCGAGAGGGGTGACGACGGGACATAGTCAAAGGGTTCGTTGAAACACGGAATATCATGAACGAGCGATCCAAAGAGAGGAGCCATGTGAAATTCATATCCATAGTAATAATCCTTACACTCTCCATGATAATAGGCCAAGGTCCAGTCCAACATTTTCAAGTAATTTTTACATAGGTCAGAGGGCAATACGGTTCCCACTAAAAAAGGATAATACGCATCGGGCTCGACAAGCAAACGCTTCTCTGGAATGTCATACAGAGGATACAGATTGAGTCTCTCCTCAGGTGTATTTGCAAAGGCCTTGAGCTTGAGTTTCCATTCAATGTTTTTCTGGATGAGTTCTACTTCCACCTTGGACAAGGCAATCCACAATTCCTTGACATTGTCCCATTGGATGTCTCGGTCTTTCACCAGCTCTTTGGAGCCGATACTTTTGTAAATATCCATCAAGACGGGAAGTCCTTCGTTTCGCAATTGGATAGAGGCGAAATGGGGCAAGAAATCATTTCCGCAAAAGAAACATAAAAAACAATAATTGACCACGGCTTTCTTCACGTCGCGTATCCCGATACACTCGCTCACTTGCAGAGCGAGCTCTTGTACCTCAAAGACATAATCGACATTCAACTGAATGTCTTTGAGATAACTGAAATATTTGGTTTCACGATACAAATGAATCGGACACAAATGTCCATGTAAAAGACTGAGCATAATGAGGTCTGCGTCTAGACCATACACGAAACAGGGTTGTGGATTTTGTCTCAGATACGAAAACATCTTCTGTTCACCTTCCCCCTCTTCGTCTGAACCACTAAAGAGAATGTGGTGTTCAAAACAGGCCTGCTTCATGTAGGCATCTAGCTCGCGCATAAAAGGAGTGCCCGGTGTAATGGCGTTGGTATTCCATTCATTTTTGTTGAGGATTTGCTTGGTGAGGTAAGACTTGTAACGACGCTGTTTCTGTTGTTTCATTTTGGCATAGGGGACCACCCCATCAAAGGCAACATAGGTTTTGGACGATTTGGTTTTCTGAATGAGAGCCAAGACCTTTTGAAAGACTCTATCCTTGATACCACCCTTCCCTTCGCGTGTATCTACATTCATGCCTTCGTGTATCACGTCATAAATAAGGGAATTTGCGTCCACCAATAAAAGAGGACACGGGATACCCTGCATCCGCTTGATAATTTTCTTATGATGTTTGATAACATAAGAGAAGTAACTTGGAATGCCCATTACGTAGCCTTGTGAACCTTTTTTAATATCCTTTTACTATAACATGGAGAACCCCGTTCCAAAGCCTGAAGAACCCGTCTTGCCCACTTTACCGACCTTGTTTATCTTCTTGTCAACCATCTCTCCTTTTCTGATTGTGTTGATTTTCGTCTTCATCTCTATCATCAATTCAAACATAAAAGGATTGATTTATTTGTTTGGTGTCATTATTTTATTCTTCATTACCTATGTGTTTCAGCTCACCCTACACAAGTCAGACGATAGTTCGAAGCACAATTGCACGATTATTCAATTCCCCCTTCAGCTATACAGCAATCCTTCTTTCAACAGTGCTCTTTTTCTTTTTACCATTGCCTACATTTCCATTCCCATGATTTTGAAAGACAGTCTCAACGTTCCTTTATTGATCGTGCTCTTGTGTCTATTTGCGGTCGATACCACTGTTCGAAACATGTATCAATGTACTTCACCCGTGGGGACCGTGCTCGGAGCTGTGCTAGGTATTGTATGGGGTGTGGCATGGTATTTATTGATTCAAACCAGTGCGCCGAATCTCTTGTTTTACGATGACCTCATGTCCAATCGGGTCGCGTGCAGTAGGCCCACGGAACAAAAGTTCAAGTGTTCCGTCTATAAAAATGGAGAACTGTTACAAACGTTATAAGGGTTAGGCCCGGTACAAGGGTTATGCCCGGTACAAGGCGGCATGTTTCCTAAAGTATTGGTCCAAGTCATAGACCATGCGTTTTCGATGAAAGCTATACAACATCATGGTGACATTTGTATTATTCATGTTTTCGTAAATATGGATGACATTTTTGATGACCATGGAAAGATTAAAAGGCTTATAAAAAACGACATGTTCTGCGTAAGATAAGGTCGTTCCTTTCTTGAGTCTTTTGTTGACATCTTCGTGAAACGAATAAATAAAAAACCGTAACTGTTCAAGTGTAGAGATTCGCATGTATTGGTGCGAATTGAAATAGGCGATGGCATGGTTACTGCACATCGGGCAGGGCAAATTCGAGATGACCACATAAATCATATTTTTCAAGTCTTCCAAGACAGGACGTTGGATGTTATCGTCAATCTTTAGAACCATACAATGTAAAAGGTACCACGTAGCGGGTCCCCATAACGCTCTCGACATACTAATATAAAGAGATAAAAATATGGGCATAGTAATGAATGAAGCGTGCCTCATCAGTAAAGAACCTATCGAACACAAAATAACATTGCCTTGTGAACATTCCTTTGAATATTATTATTTATTCCACGAAATCAAAGAACAGAAGAACCGTCATCTCGCTTATTTCAAATGCCCTTATTGCCGAAAAATCTATTATTCACTCATTCCGTACATGGATGTGGAAGGGGTTGAAAAGATATCCCATGTGAATTATTACTCTAGAAATATACTACCTCTGTTCACCTGTAAACAACCCGATTGTCAGGAACCGGCTCATCGTTACAAAACGGGGCTTTCCTGTAGAAAACATTATACCGACCCACCCAAGAACAAATGCACGGAACGGTGTAAAAATGGTAACCCTTGTCGGTTTTATGCCTTAGACGGAACCTATTGCGCGAAGCATCGAAAGGTGAATAGTTAAACGAATTTAAACAAACCCTCTTACTTTCAGCATGACGGAAAAGAATGCTCTTGCGGATAAAATCCGGCATTGGCTGGACTATGACAAGAAAATAGCAGAACTTCAAAAACAAATGCGTGAACTCAAAAAAAACAAGAAAATTGTCTCGGATGACTTGTCCACCCTTATGAAAGAACGAGAAGTGGATACCGTAAGCATCACGAATGTGGGACAAATCAGCTATCAAAAGAAAGAAGTGAAGAAAGGTATCAACAAGAAATACTTGGTAGAGATATTGGGACAATATTACAAGAACCCCACGCAAGCGAAAGAAGTCTCAGATTACATCTTGGAAAACAGAGAAACCCAGACTCGCGAGAACATTAAACTGAAGAAATAAAGATAAGTATTTGAAGGGAAGCCCTTATAAAAATAAAAATACCTCTACAGTATAGATGGACTTTCTCGAATTCATAAAGGGTCTATCCCTTCAAGGGAACAACAATAAGACTCAAAAAAGAGTTGTTTTCTATAGTTTGGATACCTTGCATGGAAAACCCTTTGTTTATGTTACAGGTATACAGCGAGGGGATACCTTGGACGCATTTCCAACATTTGAAACCAAAGAGGACATCACCATCAAGGGCATGCGGTTCAAGGGTATACACCCCTTTAAACAAACCGATTATCATTTTTATGAAATCCCTGTGGTCAATCAGCTAGACACGCCCACCAAACAGTGTAAAATCACGTTGTATGAAATTCTTTATATCCGAGAGGTGGAAGGGGTTCCGATTGACCCGTCCAGTATCATGTTCATCAAGGCCCATTCGTTTTTATGTATTTTACGAGACAATCAAAATGTTGAAATTAAACTACCGAGTGTGTTCTATTTGGCGATACCCAAAGCGTGTGTGAAAGAACAACTGTTTTTACCTTTTGTGAATGACGGGATATTCAAAAAAGGACATTACCTCTATACCCACGAACGATGTCTCACCCTTGACAGAGAACATCTGTTTACGTTATCCAATTCGATTCATCTTACGAAGAAAGGGAAGATAACCCAAAAGAAAGGTGAACTTTATATAGAGAACGAAACATTGGGGCCTGTGCCAGATAAGGTCGACCCGCATAGCACCTTTCAAGTGGAAAACGTAACCGACCAGTGGATTACCCTCAAAACGTCCAAGGCCCATAAATTGAAAGAGGAATGGTGTGTGTTACGGTACCTGTGTGATATGGAGAATCATTGGATAGGACCACACTTTAAAAAGGATTACGACAGTTTTTCATACGACCAAACCTTCAAATACATCAACCCAGACCACGTGAGATGTGTTTCTATTCGTGAATGGGTCTAACCAAATACTTAATACAAGGTTAATATAAATTTGACAAGTTCACTACGACAAACATCGTGGTCATTGAGTTTGACGACGGCAACTCCCGGATTTTCATCCACCCGTGCATATCTTTCCAGAAAGTCGGACAATCCAGACTCTCCAACACGGTCTTGTTGGTCAAGGTCTCCTATCACAATCAACTTAGACAAAGAACCGACCCGCGTGAGTAACATTTTCATTTGTGCCGGACTTGTGTTTTGAGCCTCGTCACAAATCACCAATGAATTCGTAAAGGTTAGTCCGCGACAATAAGCCAGAGGCGATAAACGAATGGTCTCCTTTTTCAAGAGGTCTTCGATTTGATTCGCCGTGTAATATTCTTTGAAGAGGTCCATGTAAGACTCAATCCATGGCGACATTTTTGACCGAATGTTTCCAGGCAGATAGCCCATGTCTTCGCCTTCCACTGCCACCAAGGGCTTGGTAATGACGATTCGCTCAACGGAACGTTCTTTTAGTTGTTCCATGGCATGACGACATGCAACAGAGGTCTTCCCGGTCCCAGCCGGACCAGTGCATACAATCAACGACTTTTGCGGGTCATGTAACAAGGACGTATACACCTTCTGCATCGGGGTTAATTTATGCAACATCATAGGAAGGGTGACCTTGGTAAACCTCATTCCTTTTCCTAACGTCATCCGTTCATATCCTTTTACACATAACATTAGATAAAACAGGAAACATTGAACAATAAAATAATTCCTTATACAAAGGATGTTCGAAACCATCATGAACAACATGTTTATCCGATTAGTCATTGCGGCGGCTTTTTTCTGGTTTGTCTATAAAATATTGTTTGAAATTGGCGTATTCTTTGGACTAGACCAAAATGTATTGGGTATGTATTATGTATGGATTGGTATTCTCGTTGTCTTGCTGACTATTTTACCTCAATCGAAAAGCCGGCTCGCCGAAACGTTTGACCTAATCGTAAAAACAGGCCAAAATGACCTTATACAAAAGGAGCGAATCATACAAATCTCACGAAATGTAACCAATGCCGTAACCGCGCCTAATGCTCCTAACGGAGCTAAACCGGAACTAAATAATCCAGAAAAACCCGAAAAGACTTAAACGAGTCAGCGTTTCTTATACGTTCTTCCATATTTACAATGTTGTTTTTGAG